CCCCATGAAGGTGGCGTTCCGCTCGTACTCCTCGGAACAGTAGAAGAGGCCGGTCAGCTTCTTCGGCTCGATGCGGACCTTGCTGAGAATGGGCTTGGAAGGATCGACGCTGCCGAGTTCCTTGTCGTTGTAAACGCGGATTCCGCCACCGCGGGAACCGTCCTTGCGGGACTGTTCATCGATACCGATGATTTCGATAAACTGTGTCGCCGTCAGGGTGCGCTTCGCCATGCGCGGGAGAATTTCGGAGTTGTTGAAACCGCTTGTCATGAGATCGACAACGGTCTCGCCCTGGAGGAAGAAGCCGCCGTCCGAGGGAACGCCTACCGTTGCGCCGCCGGTTGCCGCTGCGCGTTCCTCGCGGGACGCCAAGGACTGCATCCTTTCGGCATACCGCTTCTGGTTTTGATCGAGCCTGCTGCGGGCCGCCCGGACTTCGTTCGCGCCGAACTTCGGGTCCGAGATGGTTTTGATATCGGCAAGCTGCATCCCGAGAGACGTCGCATTCGAGCCGCGATAGATCGGCTGATCCGGCGCCGTGATCCGGTGGCCTTCGCTGTCCAGGGGAAGGGCCTTCGCGCTGATCTTCTCGATGACAAAGGTCTTGAACTCTTCGACTCCCTTTCCCTCGGTGACGAATCGCAGGCCGTCATCAAGCAGCTCGTGCTTCTTCGCCATCGCCAGGATTTCGTTGACTCTCGTGGTTTCGGCCTTCGCCCTCTGAGCGGCGGCCGCATCTGCGCGGGCGCACACAGGGCAAGCGCCGTTGACGAGATCCGCTCCGCAAATTTTGCACTTTTCCATGTTCTTTTTTTCCTCCTTGTCGGGGATTTCGACTGTAATGTCGTGATTGTTTGGACTCGCGCCGCGCCCTACGCCGACCGTGGTGTCTGCCGGAACGCTTACCAGGCTGATCTCCAGCGGTTCCCAGTCGGTGACGCGATACCAGTCAGTTCCATTCTCCTCTTTCTCCAAAACCATTTTGTGAACATCATAGGAGACAGAGCAATTCTGCCGTATTCCATCGATGACATCCTGAAAGACTTCCTCAGCGCGTTCACTTTTCCCAAAGCGAACCAAGGCCCGCCCCTTGCGGTCCTGTCCGATTTCGGCTTTCACAATGACACCGACTTGATCTCTTGTATCGTGGTGACACAGAAGCGGCCCGCCGTTATTCAACCGCGCAAGCCGCACCTCGTTGGCTGAGTGGCCGAGAATCTCCATCCCGAAATATCTCTCGTAAGGCTCCTCTGAAGAGAAGGACAGTTCGACCGTGCGGTCTTCGGTCTTGACGGTTTCCCTGTTGAAAGTGGCCGCCCGAAACTGCGTCCCGATTGTGATGGTCTTTTTCTTTTTCGGCATGAGTCATACCTCCTGCGCCGGGGCCGTTGATTCGCTTTCGGTTGCCGGCGGTTTTGCTGACAGCGCCGCCTTAAAATCGGCGTCCTTGATCCCGTATTGCTCGCGGAGCTTCTTGTCATCGCGGATCTGCTCGTAAAGGTCTTCAAGCTCCATGTTGAACCGCTCCGCTACGATCATCCGGTCAGACTTCCAGTTCGCACTACGCACTTTCAGTTCACCGTCGATGTCCTTCGATGGGTCTACCCAGTCAAAGATTCTCCCGCGCCATTCCGGGGCGTTGAACTTGTCGAACTTCGCGTAAGGAAGGTTCGTCCTGTTTGTCAGGAGAAGCATCTCAAGCCATACTTCAAAAATCTGAGTCACAAAGTCGGTAATCATCCAGCCCTGAATCTGCTTCCAGTTGTCCCGCTCATCGATTGCCCCGGAGCGCATGGAAGAAAAGTTCACGCCCTCCAGGTCGTTGGCCAGGGAGTTGTAAGTCACGTTCAGGCCGGAGGCGCATCCGCGAAGGCTCGCCTTGATGAATGGGGCAAATTGAGACGTGGGATGCTGCGGGTCGTTTGAGACAAACGTATAGCCCGGGGGGAGTTTTTCAATAATGCCCGCCTCGAAGTCCTGAATCGGATTCCCGGCTTTGTCTTCATCGTCCTGCGGAAGATCGGAGGTCGCGTCGGCTGTGCGCTGATAGAAGCCCATTTTTGAGGCACCGGCGCGGGACGCTACTACTTCCGTGAACTCGTATTCCCCAACCTGATTCAAGCGGCGCATGGCCGTGTGCATCCAGGGTATGCCGCGGCCCTGAGTGCTGCGCTCCATAGTGAAACAGTGGATTATCTCCGAGGCCGGAACGCGCTCGTAATCATAACTCGCCCCAGAGCCTGCAAACCTCAGCATGTCGCCGGGGTGCTTCCTGCGGAGATGGTAGGCGACGGGGCGATCCCATTTGTCATATTCAATCCCCATGCGGATAAGGTTCTGCTTGGGGCCGTCGGTGACGTTGTGATTTTCGTCCAACAGATCGCATTCGAGGTTTTGGATTGCGAAGCGCCACGGATTCCCGAATCCACGGATCTTGCGGGCGAGAAATTCTCCATCGCGGGCGACGGTCTTGATGAACAATTCCTGCTCAGCAAGCCATGACAGGCGCCCGTCAACGGTACAGTTCCCCTTCTTTCCCCACTTCGCCCACTCGGATTCGATGACGGCATTCGCGGCCTTGTCCATATTGCCGTTCTTATCCCGGGCCTTGTTTTGCAGAGAAAAGCCCGTCCGCCCGACGACGTTGACCTTGCACATGTTCAAGAATTTTTTGGCGTAATCGTTGTTCCTCTCAGCCTCACGAGCACGCGCACGCATGATTCGAAGCGCGGCGCCGCTGCGGAGCTCTGCGTCTCCTGTCGTCACGGGGGCGAGGAAGTTCGCGGACAAACGGTCCTGACGGGCCGCATCATAGCTGCGGCGGTAGGTGTTCTGCGGCGACGTTCGCCTTTTGACGTACCCGAATTTTCTCAGCATATCGTCAAGGATTTTCATTGCCACTCACTTGTCAGCCCAAAAAACGAACGCGGACGTTCCGCTGCGATCCGAGGCCCATCTTGACCCTCTCCGCCGCGACCTCTGATTCGTATTCTGATTTGTACTTTGAGCGCATCCGCACGAGGATTTCGACCTGCTGGGTTTTGCTTCGGCCGGCGATGGAGTATGACAGGAGCGCCATTGACGCGGCCGTTCCCTTGCCTTCAAGCTCCGCTTCTATCGCATCCAGCATCTTCTTGGCGTGCGATCGATTGTCGTAAGCGGCAGACCGACCGGCGATGTTATCGGCAAGGGTGATCCAGCCCTCGGCGACCGTGTAGCGGGTCGTCGTCTTAGTGGCGACGATCTGCCACTTGTAATCGCCCGCGGTGTAGGCGCCTGTGATTGCGGCCGTCGCGGAGAACTTGAAATCATCGGCGTCGTCATCGTCTGCCACGGCCGTAATCGTGAACGTACCGAGCTTCCCTACGGCGACGATCTTCAGCGTCCAGCCTTCGGATGCCTTGATCTCAATCGTCTCCTCTTCTCCGGCGTCGTTCTTTTCAACGACTTCCACGTCTCGCCGAATCCAGGTGACGGTATCGCCTATGATGATTTCAAGTGGTTCAGGATTCACATAACTCCCCACAGTTTCGGGCGGCCATCGATGAAGCATCAAAAAATATGGCTTTGATTCTGTGGTGGAATTATGTCAGATTAAAAAGTTTTGATAAACGGACAAAGACGGACAAAATAGGACAAACGCGGACACGGGACTATTGCGCCCGTATTTGCTGCGGCTGAAAACGGCGAATTCGCCATGCCTCAAGCGTCTCCTTGCGGATGATCGGATGCCCGACCGGGTCACGGTCGACTGGCAGGCCAAGCTTTTCATAGCGGGCGGCGGTCTTTTCGCTTACGCGAAGGTGAACAGCGATCTCTTTCCAGCCGATCAAAAAGTCTGTCATCGAATCCCCCTTCTAAACCATCCCGTTGGGCGCGGACGCTGGCGCTCCGGGCGCGGTTGCGGCTTGGTCTCTTCCGGTTTCTCTTCGGCCTCCACGGTCTCAGGCGCATCGGCCGTCTTCTCTTCCGGCGGTTTCTCGATCTTATAGCTCTGCTGCCGCCTCAGCCCTTCCACGCCGCCCATGCACTCACGAGCACCTACGCCCCAAGCCCCGACCGTGCAGTCGAGAAGATGGTTTTCCGTTCGCGGCTTCTGCACCCATGACCATTTCCCTTTTTTGTCCTGCTGTAGTTCCTCCGCGGAAATGTGCGCGATAAGCTCTGACACGTTCCCACCGTGCAGGCTCACGGATCCGTGCTTTTCCGGCTCCAGGTTGAAGGCGAAAGCAAAGGCTGACTTCAGCATGTCGACGTTCATTATCCAGAGCGTGAAACCGCCAGGAATGGGCTTCCCATCCGGACCCCTGTCGATCTTCGATTCCCGCATGGCCTTGTCGGTACCGGTATCGCCCTTCGTCGCCAGGAATCGCTTTTCGACCAGGCGACGCAGCTCGGGGCTTGTCTCTTTCTTCATCTGCGCCCGGACGACGCCCCGAATAATCGCGTATGCTTGAGCGGTCATGGTCATGGGCTCGTGCTTCACCTTGCCGCCGCCCGTGTCCATCCCGGCCCGCCAAATCGGAAATTCCTTATTGCCCATTTCTGAAACGTACCGCGTGTCAAAAACGTGCCCCCTGACGATTTCTATCTTTTCGTCCAAGCTCTTTCCAATAAGCGACCTGTGCCCGTAGTCCACGAGATGCATCCGTTTGTTCGGCAACCACGCCCAGGACGTCCACCAAAACCCCTTTTGGCCGGGGTCCAGAAACGACGTTACGCAGATCGCATCATCCGGAACGATCTTCGGCGTCATGGCGTTCGCGTGTCGCTCGGCCTCGTGGATCTTCGCGCCCTCGATCGATTCCGTGTACGGACGCGCCGCCCAAAACTTTGACCACTCGGCCATCTTGAGAAAGTCCCCCTGAGCGTGCATCCACTCGCGGGCGCAATCCCCAAAGGTTCCGTGTGCGAAAGGGGAATACCATTTCGGTAGGTGGAAACCGATCTTCCGCGTTCCCGGGTCTCCCAAGACACCTTCAAGCGCAACGGTCTCCGCGATATCCGGGACGACAAGGTCAAGCAACTGCTGGAGAACGTCTGGCGTCGTCCGCGCCCGCCACTGTCCGCCTTCCAGCATCCGCCCCTTTTGGTGGTTCTTCATGTGCTCGCCGCAATGCGGGCAGCGCAGATCCGCAACCGTCGCCGCCGCCTCCGGATCGGTCTCGCCGTGAACGTCGATATTCCCCCAAAGCTCGCCGTCCCTCTCGCCGCACAGGATGACGAACAGCGATCCGCACGACAGGCACGGTACCCAGTATTCGAAAACGTACTGGCAGGTTCCGAGCTGTCGCCAGATGTTCCCCGTGATCTTCGTCGGCGTGCTCGTGTCCACGATCTTCCGATTGCCGAAATTCGAGGTTGTTTCTTCGGACGACTTCAGGGGATCCGTCGCATCGGTCCCGACGCCCGCCTTCAGTTCGTCTGTCTCGTCCCGGAAGAGATAACGGACGGGCCTTGACATGGTCTGCGACGCGGACCCACCGCCCGCGATCGACAAGACGGAATCCTGAAAGCGCATTTCAAGCGTCGTGTAGTCGTCTCCGTTCGCGGTCTTCTTCTTCCGCACGGCTTCGCAGGCGCTGAACATCGGCTGTATGCGGTTCGTTGATGTGTATTCCCCGAGCTTTTCGGACGGGAACAGCATCAGCGCCGGCCCCGGG